GATGTATTCGTACTGGACAAGACAGGTGGCTTGTACGTGTATGCGAGCTCTACAGTTAATGCAGCGTTCGGGGTTGGTGCCAACATATGGGTATCATCATCATAAACAGCGTAATACTTGGGAGTACCTGCTCCTGTTGATGTCCTATCTGGCGCAAATTCATTCATAAACGAAATATCTTTTTGTATCAAGAATGTTCTGTTATTTGAACCATCAATTAACTGCACGTACCTTGTTGCCTCCCAATCTCCTGGTAAAGGCAAAAAAGGATTATTAACAGTTAAGGTAGCTGTATCATATCTTCTATAATATGTAAGATCTACATTTCTTCTCAATTTATCCTCAGTTGATATTATAAATTGATTTATAATAGCATCACTTAAAACGTCTGAGGTCGTTTCTGTATAATCTCTAACATTTGATAATAAGTCTGAATAATCGGTCATGATGTGCTTACTGTAACATTACCTACGGCTAATATCAACCTTGTAGGCTTTTTAGGTGCTTGTAACTCTAAAGGCATCATGCTTTTAGTTGTGATTGTAAAAGTAGAACCATCTGGCCTAGTGTGAGTTACGACTTGATCAGCTGTCTCAAATGAATTGGCAGCTAATCCAAATCCTTTTCCATCATAAGGTGCATCAGTTCCATCTGGTTTTACAACTGTTCTACCAGAACTAATAGGTCCACTTGCTCCACCAACAAAAACTCTAGACACAGCAATTTGAGGTCTTGCGTTTTCTAATGATTGAGGATCTTGAATTATGGGTAATGGTTCAAGTTGAGGGTGTTTTTCTTCGAACTCAGAAATATGAACAGTAGAATTATTCCACTCTTTAACCATTTCATTATAAGGAAAAGCCATACCTGATCTATCAGATATTCTTTTTGCAAACTTTCCTGATGCATATTTAGCCATTTAGACTCCTGGCAAATAATTTTTTGGTGTTAAGAATAAACTTGTTCTTTCACCGTCTTGATCTGCTGCTCTTTGAAACTCATCTTCATAAACTTGTTTTAATAATTGAATTCTTTCTGGTGCTTTTTTCATAGCTATGTAGTAAGCTAACCCGGCAGTCATACATGGAAGAAAACGAAAAGGAATCTCAGCATTATTTGTGTAATCGCCAGCATCCTTCATACGAAGAAGAGCGTAATACTTTAGAGTGTACGTTGTATCAGCTGCAGGATATAGAAATAATTTTGGGTTTATCGTACGCTCAAAATAATATTGAGTTGGTCTTCCGCTGGTTGTTTTAACAGCAATATTTAAATATGTAGATCTGCTTATTGGCGTTGCAGAAAAATCATTATTATTGCTATCTCTTATAGCTAAATCTGTAATATCTATTATTTGTTGACCAGCTTCTGCACCAGATCCAAATAAATTTGATCCACTTAAATCTGTTGTGCCAGACGTGATCGTTTTTTCTTGTAATTGAATGGTCCAAAGATTTAATCCTCTGTTTGCCCATTCAGAGAGCATTAAGTTTAACGAACGTCTTGCAGTTTGCAAATCGTAGCCACTACGAACTTGCAAACCACAACGCTCATATGCTTCCTCAGCAATTTCATCTATCGATAGATCAAAGCTAGCTGTTGATGCGTAAGTTGGCATTAATTATCTTTTTGCCTTTTTCTTTTTACCCTTCATGGCTTTTTTCTTTTTACCTTTCATGACTTTACCGCCACCTTTCATTCCGATAGCTTTTCTAGGTGATACGTTACCACCCATAGCCATAGCCATTGCATTTTTTTTCATCATGCCGCCACCACGTTTTTTTACAACTGGTCCGCCACCTCTCATCTTATTTATGTTTTTCTTCTTCATTACCATTTCGACCTCCGAATATTCGTCTATAGGTTTTATATCTTGATACTACAACGTCTTGATAGTACCCTTTTGGCCACAACTTATAGTAACCAGATTTATGTAGTTTATCAGAAGCTTCTTGTAATAGCGAGAACTTTTGTGCTAGTATCATAGAATACATTAGGTCGCTTTCAACATCTGGAGGTTCATCTCCTGGTGATACAAGAAATTCTTGCTCATCTGCAGTAGCAGGATTACTAGGATGAAAACCCATAAAATAAATATCTTTTTTATTGTACCAATAATTGTAATCATCGACAATTTCCTGAAATTCGTTAGGGGTATAGCTATAAAAAGGATCGCAAAAAATTAACAAATCATGAGTATCAAAACTAATTTTATTTAAATAAGTATTAAATTCTGTTTTGTACCACTTGTGTTTTTTTTTGACTTCGACAACAACTTTTTCATCTTTCCAACTTTTTCTAGCAAAAGGACATGCTGACATACCTCCTAGATGTTTATTAGGAACTTCTAAAAAATATTTTGACCACTTACGTACGTCTTGTTTTATTTCTTTTTCTAATTGCATCTTTGCCTTTCTTGAATATGTTAGCTACCTGTGATTTACCCATTACCTTAGCTCTTTGTTCACCCACAGTTAAAATTTGAATTTTTCTTGCAAAAGGTTTTTTAACCCTTTTAACTTTTGCCACTGTTTTTCTAGCATCAGCAGGAGTAGCAAACTTGATAGATACAGTATCACGTGGATTTTCATCCGTGTAAAGTCTCCTGCCACTGCCTTTTGGTTTCTTGCCCGTGCCAACTTTAGGATCTTTTTTCTTAGGCATTAAAAAATACCTTTAAAACCAAAACCTCTCTGTGCAATACCAGCTCTTCTTTGATCTGTTATTAGTCCACCGGTAGCAGCAAAAGTTTTAACATTAGTTGGTTTACCTCCAACACCTTGAGGTTTACTTCTTTTTCTTTTTACAGCTGATCTTCTTTGACTGTCTGTCATTCTCGCAGCTTTGGCTGCAGGTACACATTTTGGATATTTTCTTTTTCTATCTGCTTTTAGTTTGGACCTTCCACATTTAGCAAAACCACCACCCTTTTTCTTGGCTCCAATATCAACCCAATCTTGTTCAAACCATTTTTTTAAACTCATGTTTTTTTAGTTTTTTTTCTTTTGCTAGCCATTACTGCACCACAACCTTTTGCTATGCCTCCTTGTTTGAAACTTGACACTGCTTTTCTTTGTTGTGATATTTTATTAAAATTAATCACTTCCCCACCTTTAGCTTTACCTGCAGGTTTAGGTCCTTTAAAATCTTTTCTTTTTACACCACTAGGATCTTTTATTTTACCAGCACATATTTTAGAAGCGTAAGCGTTTGCGTATGCACTAGGATACACTTTAAACTTACGTTTAGCTGCAGCTTTACCTCTTGGACATAATTTAGTCATTATCTTTTCCTTGCAGTTTGTGCAGCCCTTTTAAAATTAGCTGCAGTAGGAGCACCTTTTGCACCTTTTTTTCTCATTTTGCCACCACGTTTTCTTTTAGCATGAATGTTTGCATATAAACCTTTTCTCATCCTTGACCTCTATATTTAACGTATTGACGTCTTTTATTTTTGTTCTTTGGCCTAGTGCGTGAAGAACGACCTATACTAGTCCTTTTTTTGATGGGTGTAAAGTATTCGTTGGTAGGTGGTTTAGCCATTACATTTGTGATAAAGGATTTTCTAATGCTAGTTTTATTCTTTTCTCAACCTTTTCTTCTAGCTCAGTCATGGCTGATTCCAACTTATCCCTTAATCGTGCCATGTCATCCTGAATGTCCTTCGTGGTATCTCTTAACTCCTGGTTGGTTTCTCTCGAATCTTCTTTAACTAATTGTTCTACATCATTTACAATTTTTTCTACACGTCTCACGTCTTGTCGTAAATCATTTTTAAGTTCGTTTGCAACATCAGACACTAGTCTAATTTCTGACATAATCATTTCCATCTCTTGCATAATCATGTTTACTTCTGTCTGTATTAGATCTGTTTTGCTATTTAATTCTTCTTTAGTAAGATCTATTCTTTTATCAAATCCAGACAAATCTGGTGCAACATACTCTTGTATCTGTTCTTTCATTGTGAGATAATCTTTGTAAAATTCAAAACCACCCCATAGAGCACCACCCGCTGTTGTTAACGCAGTTAAGACTAGAAAGATCTTCCCGCC